CGTATTGCAGGGGTGCTCGCATAAGATTGGGTCTTGTGTTCTGGGCCTCTTGCGTTGCCATAAGGTACTACTTTATGAAAATTTTGATTAGCTGCTGTTTTTGCATATTGCACAAATGAATATCCATTAGGGTAATTAACTTGACCATATTGATACATAAATACTGGGATAAGGCTAGTTGTGCCTGTGCTTGGCGGTATTGTGCCAGTGATTGTGTAAGTGCCATTAAATGTTGAACCACAAGCGCTTACTACTATTTGCTGACCTGTTACAAATGCGTTTGGATTAGAAAGCATAAGTGTTGCCACGTTATCTTGTAATGCTGTGCCTACTACTGGGGCATCGTTATGCCATAAGTATTGGCTAATTAAATCTTCTGCCGATTGACAGCATTCTTCCACAGTCGCATCAGAGTAGAGTGAACCAATACCAAGATTAGCCCGTAACTCGGCTGTTGTAACAAACGTTGCTGGCATCTCTACTCCTTTGCTAATAGCTCTCTGGGGCTAGGGCTACTAAACCCCAGAGATTACTTATTTAATCGGTGTTATCAGGTCTTCTTGTACTTCAAGATTCCGTTAGGCATCTTGGCGATTGTTGCCATGTATCCATAGATTGCTACCTGTACTTGTAGGTTGGAAACTACGTTTACAGACATAAATGCCTGTGGTGAGCGATATACAGTAAATGCCTCTGGTGCAAGAATAACTGCTGAATCATCATCAAATGTAGTAGCTGAGAAGTTCTTGTCTACGTATAGATCAAGTCCTAGCACGTTACCACGGATAGATGTTGGATTAACTTGTCCGCCTGCGTTCATAGGTTGTAGCGCATTAAATACTGGGCGCTTTGTTGTATCTTGTGCACCAATTAGCGCACCCCATTGTGCTGGGTTAGCGATGTAATTTTGTGCAAAGTAACCTGTGTTTGAGTAAATAGTACGTGCGCCTTCTGTCGTGAATGCAACGATACCATCTAGATCAGCAGATGTATTTGTACCATTCATACCAGCTGCAAGTAATGCAGTTAATACTGTTGTATCAATTGTCTTTAAATATGCATACTCGAGTTGCTTTGTAAGTTCTGCATAAAAGTTAGGATCTGATCTCTCAAGCAGTTCCACACTCAGTGTATTCATACCTGAGTACTTGGATACTGTGCCTGTTAAATAAGCGGTTTCCATGCCAGTATTTTGTACTGCGCCAGCTTCTGCTTCGACAGTTACAACTGGTGCAACGCCAGTTCCACCACCACTTGAGGTAACAAGTGAAGGCACGTTTATTGTCATGCCCGAGGCAGGAAGTGTGCCCTGTGAACACGCATCGATTGCTGGTGTGCCAAAGCGTGTATTAGTTACAAACTCGCTTAGATACTGTGTTGGGTTAAATGCTGGGTTAGTTGAAAATGAGTCATCGGCTGCAGCAATATACAGTTTAGAATCATCGTTACCTAATGCAGCTTTAATTTTGTGCTCTGTATATGATCCCATTGAATTAATTGGTGAACGTACAGAAGTTTGAATAAGTGGTGCTGTAATTACTGGGCGTGCAGCTTCTACTGTAGGAGTAGCAGCCTCTGCCTTTGCTTCTTGTGGCGCTGTTGCTAAATCTTCCACAGGAGCCTCGCTTTCTTCTAGTTGATTGGTGTTTTCTGCTTCGTTTTCACTAGCAGCAACTTTAGTTACTTGTGCAGCGCTAAACGCTGGACTTTCGACAAGGCTGACCTCTTTAAGGGTGGCACTTGTTACATATAAATACTCTTTTTTCTGCACAGACTTGTTTACGTCCACTCCAACGGACAATCCATCAATTAACTGCTCACCTGCAAGTATTAATGCGTCTTGTCCTTGCATACTGGCGCTAATTTTGAAGCTAGCGTAAATGCCGTCTTCTTCTTCGTTAAATTTTTGCATTCTGCCGATCGGGCGTTCTGGGCTGTGCTGCATAAGCATTTTAACTTTGCCTGGGTCGCCGATCTCGATAGAATTTTTAGCAAATACCACTTTTCCAACCGAGGTATTGCCTACCTCTTCAAAGGGGACAATTTTGCCAGCGATTACTCTACGCTCGCCGTCTGCGCTTTCTATATGGCTACTGAACGTAAGTAACATCAGTGTCCTCATTTCCATTCGGGGTCATATTTTCCATTTCTTTAGCTTGTTCAACATCAATTAAACCTAGACTTAACATTTTCTCTATTGCCTCTAAACGCTTCAGGGTGTCTGCTCTTAAAAACGACTCCTCGATAGCGAATTTAACAACGTGGCCTCTTGGCGTAATATCATCCATGCTGAGCCTGTCCTCAATGGCACAAATGAATGGTTGTAATGAGTAAGCAACAAATTCTTTACGGCCATCAATGATGTTTTGATAAGTCATACTATTATTCATATCTGCTGAAATATAATAAGCGGGTACGTTCATCGCCCTGGCCACTTGAGTTGCTAAGTACTGCTGCGCCTCGTTGTACATCATTTCTTTAGGGCTAAATCCTGTGGTTTCGTAAGATAATGTGCTAGTTAAATAGGCCGTTGACCTGTTTTGTCTGCTTTGCTTCCATTGCGCTAGCAATCCCGATACTTGTTGCTCTGGTAAATCCGCACCTGTGTTTTTAATGTAACCACTTGGCATAGGAGTTGCCGCAGATACAGCTGCTGCTTTTTCTATATCTAATGCGGACTGTATTGTGCGGGCAGCGGTTTGTAATACGCCTTGAGTTAGGCCCTGGAACGTAATAAGAGAGCCAATACCAGTCATAGGGGCATCAACGCCATCTACATAATATTTTTCAACCTCTGTGCCAAATCTATTTGAAGTAAATGTAACTCGATTATTAGCGACCCACTCAAATCGTGATGGTCTTAAATCATCGGCATATAATTCTGTAACTCGCCAGTAAGCTACTCCGTAAAACAGCAGGCTATCGACAGTCCAGCTGATAGTGACGGATCGTGGTTGCCGATAGTCTGGCTGCTCTAACCAGAGAGGACTTGCCAACCTCCCACCAGTTGACTTTTTGTAAAGTTCAAGTGGCAGATAAGAAACTACACCAGCTATAAGGTTTCTGCAACGGCTAACTGCGGGCACTTGCATTGCAAAATTGCGATCGAGGCCGCCAGGGAAATTACCGACACCAGTTGTAAATGAACCATAGCCATAAGCCGTGTCCATAATTGCTGGGGCGTATTGCGCTTGAACGGATTCTTTATTTTTAGTTATGCGTAAAGCGGACAATAGACCCATATACACATAATATACCTAAAACGAACAATTAGTGCAAATTAAACAATGATTTGTGCGGTTCTTTGTGGCTTAGTTAATTCTGTCGCCACCATTGCCAAACTAATAGCGGCTGTGACATCGCCAGCGCTTTTTCTACGTATTATCCTCCAGCCAGCGTCGTTTGTTTTAGCTGCGCAATTATTTAAATGTTGCACTAGATCCGCCTGGCCAGAATGCACCAGTCGCCCGTTAGCCATTGCGTCAGATAGGTCAGAACACGCCTGGTAAAACGCCTGACCCGATATGTCCTGCATTCTCCAACCGCTTTGCTCTAGTTTGGTCGCTAAACTTTGTGTTGCGTATTTGTCATAGCAGATTAATGTCGGGTGATACTTGCGTGCCCATTCATTTATATCGCTAGCCATCTTGGTTTCATCAACAGCTACTTCGCTGCTCCATAATTGGGCTAAGCCAACCGCTATCTTGCCGTCTTTCATCTGGCCCATTACCAAAGCGCCTGATCTTCGTGTTGGCGCAATGTCAAATGCCATAATGGTCGCTGGGCCTACAGGTATTTCTAGATTGCTATCACTGCAAGCCTCGATTGATCCATAAACCCAGGGACTCACAGCGCTATCAACCCATTGGCAAAGCATCTCGGTGCGAGTAGCTTCAATGCTGTTAGTATTGACCGACTCTTCTAGTGTTTGCTCGGTTATTAAATGTCCCAGGGCTGGATTTGCCATAGTCCAGGCTTTACGGTCGTGTATCTTGCAATGTTGTGGTGCGCTGTACTCATAATAACCTAAATTAGCTGGTGGGTAGGACATACACCGTTCTTTGAGGTCATTTAGCACAGTACTAAAACCATCGCCTGCGTTACTTGTCATTAAAGTCATAGCATTGGGCCTAGCTCGTGTAACAGGTAGCGCTGCCGTAAAGGCTTCCTCAGACCATTCTCGCAACTCGTCAAGATACAAGAAATCTGCGGTCTTACCACGTGGCGCATCTCTAGTAGCTGCTGCAATTTCATACCTAGCGCCATTTAATAGCGCAATAGACTCTTGGCCGTTAGCCAATCGGATCTGGCGTACTTGTTTAGATAAGAAATCGTTATCTTCTATCGTATAAGCCACTTGCCTAAAGGTATCTAGCGCCATATTTCTATTAGAGGACATACCAAGTACATTTTTAGAGCCCCATAAGAATAGATGGCTTAATATGAGCATACGAGCTAGGTGAGTCTTTCCATTCTGTCTTGCGACCAAAACGAGGGCCGACTTCTTTAAAAACGCTCCACTTGCATCTACCGATAGCAAATCATCTAGCACCCAGCGTTGCCAGGGGATAAGCGGCAGGTTTATTTTCTCAGCCAGATCCGCAACCTCCTGTGCCTTGCTTGCGGTCTTTAATAAGGGCGTGTGGATTCTTGGCTGCGTACTACCTATCAACCCTAGCCCCCTTTTAATAGGTATTACTTCTGCATCGTTATTCATCGCTTTGTAGCCCTTCTGGTCGTATGAATGGTGATTCTGGCACTGAACTTACCGTACTAGGGAGAGATGGGCCTTG